TGGGCATATATCTCGCAGAATTTTACAGGAGACATGAAAAAATGTTTTATGGAGTTGATTACCTTAAAGCAAAATTAGAAGAAAAACGGTCAAGAGTCAACGTAAGATACAAGTATTATGACATGAAGCATGTAGCGCTTGACTTCCAGATCAGCACACCTCCAAAACTGAGGGCATGGATGAACTGCCTCGGCTGGTGCGCCAAAGCGGTTGACTCATTAGCAGACAGACTGGTGTTCAGAGAGTTCGCAGATGATAACTTCAACCTGAATGAGATCTTCAAGATGAACAATCCGGATATCATGATAGACAGTGCTATCCTCGGAGCGCTGATAAGTTCGTGTGACTTTATCTACATCAGCGCAGATGAGAGCGGATATCCGCAGATGCAGGTGGTAGACGGAGCCAATGCGACAGGGGTCATAGATCCAATAACAGGGATGCTTCAGGAAGGTTATGCGGTACTCGACAGAGACGAGATGGGCGCACCGACGATAGAAGCATACTTCGTACCGGGAGAGACGCAGTTCTTCTATTCAGATACAGCAGAAGTAAGAGTGATAGGGAATAAAGCTCCATATCCATTACTTGTGCCTATCATCAACAGACCTGATGCGATAAGACCATTCGGAAGGTCAAGCATAAGTCGTGCCTGCATGAGCATAGTTGATTCAGCTATGAGGACAGTGAAGAGGTCGGAGATCTCCGCAGAGTTCTATTCGATACCGCAGAAGTATGTACTTGGTACAGACCCTGATGCAGAGACGATGGAACCGTGGACTGCAGCGATGAGCGCAGTGCTTCAGATCTCGAAAGACGAGGACGGAGACAAGCCGACTGTAGGACAGTTCCAACAGCAGTCAGCTACTCCGCACATCGAACAGCTGAAGATGTTTGCAGGGCTGTTCGCAGGAGAGACAGGCCTGACGCTTGATGACCTTGGGTTTGCATCGGGCAATCCTGCAAGTTCAGAAGCGATAAAGGCAGCGCATGAGAACTTGAGGCTGAAAGCGAAAGCGGCGCAGAGGTCATTCGGATCGGGTCTGCTCAACGCAGGATACCTTGCAGCATGTGTGAGAGATAATCAGGCATACAAGAGAAATCAGTTCTATCTGACCACACCGAAGTGGGAGCCGGTCTTCGAACCGGACTCATCGGCGATGTCAGGGATAGGAGATGCAGCGATCAAGCTCCAGCAGTCGTTCCCAGATTACTTTGACGAAGAGAAGTTAAAGGATCTGATGGGCATATAAACAACACTATTACGCTACTGATGCGGTCAAATCAGGGAGGTGTTTATGGAAGATGCAATGCAGGTATTGGCAAGGGTAGTTGATGAAGACAAGGCATCACAGCTGATCAAAGAGTTGGACGCAGGGTACGGTACCTACAAGCAGGTTGATAAGCTTGCCGAGATAGTAGGTATCCGGATGGCGAAAGAACTTGTGGCCAACTACTCAACGGAGCGCCTGGAAGATTATGCGAAAGCAGCGCACAGGTGGCTCAGTGAAGCAGGGGACCAGGCGCAGACGAATCTGAACGCTGCGGCAAAGATCGGTATGAAGCCTCTTCATACGAAGTATCCGAAGGCGAAGGTTCGAGACCTTGCGAATAAGTTCGCAGGTATGGAACCGGATGCAGTAAAAGCAACACTCGGAAACGAAATGCCGACACTCACGATGGGCATGGTCGATGACATGGCTGAGTACAACATGGACTTTCAGGCAAAGTCAGGCATGGGACCTTTGATAGTCCGGACGTGGTCCGGAAGTTATGGGAGCCATGATACGAGGCACACAGACTGGTGCCATGACCTCGCAGGGACATATGATTACAATGACAGACCACCGGATGTCTTCGTAAGGCACGAAGGATGCCGATGCACTGTCGAGTATTACCCGAACAGGAATGCGGAGGGCAGGATAACAGCCCTGTCTAAAGGCGAGGTCGATAGAGAGGGCGTGCTCTGGAACACAAAGGCAGAGACGCTTGATAAACGAATCAAGAGAATGGCTCGAAAGATGAAGAAATAATACGGAGGTGAGAGTATGGAAGTCCGTTATGGGCGCCAAACTCCCACAAGCTCCGTTGTTCTCCCTTATACTGAAACGCTCGGAGAGAAAGCGATAGAGCTGTACAAGCAGACAGGCAGAGAGCCACAACCGTGGCAGGAAGCACTTGTATATGACATACGAGCCATCAATGAAGAGGGACTGTTCGTTCACACGAAGTTCGGATATGAAGTGCCTCGCCGTAATGGAAAGGGCGAGATCATAACGATAGTGGAACTGCAGGACCTGTTCGATGGCAGGAAGTGCCTGCATACAGCACATAGAACAACTACCTCTTCATCTGCTTCTTTGAGGCTTGCTACCATGCTCAAAGACATGGGATACAGTGAGATCCAACGAGTAAGCAGAGATACAGAATATAAAAAGTCATACACATACTCAAAGCAGTTCGGACTGGAGCGGATAAAGCTCCTTGATACTGGTGGTTCGGTAGACTACAGAACGAGGACCTCGAAAGGCGGTCTTGGAGAAGGCTTCGACACGCTGATAGTTGACGAGGCGCAGGAGTACACCGATGATCAGCAGAGTTCGCTGCAGTATGTTGTATCTGACAGCATGAACCCACAGATAATTCTGTGTGGTACACCGCCGACGATCTTATCGCCTGGTACTATATTCCCGAAGCTGAGGTCTGACTGTCTTAATGGCAAGACGGAAGACACAGGATGGGCGGAGTGGTCTACCGAAGAGATGGCGGACTGCAACGATGTAGACCTGTGGTATGAGTGCAATCCTGCAATGGGATATCAGCTCAATGAACGCAAGATCAAAGCAGAAGACAAGTCAGATGAACTTGACTTCAACATACAGAGGTTAGGCTACTGGTCGAAACATAATCTGAAATCTGACATATCGGCTCCTGAATGGAACGAGCTGAAATGTCAGAAAGCGCCGGCAATAACAAGCCGGCTTTTTGTTGGCATAAAGTACAGCAAAGCTTATGTATCTGTATCAGTTGCTGTCAGAACGAAAGATGACCGCATATTCTTCGAGGCGATAGACTGTCAGCCTATACGAAATGGGACAAGCTGGATAGTAAGACTCATGCAGCGTATGACTCCACGAGCGATAGCGATTGACGGTTCAGGAGCACAGAACGTGCTCAAGCAGGACCTTGAAGAGGAGCATATCAAAGGTGTGATACTCCCAACAGTGAAAGAGATAATCGTAGCGAACGCAAAGTTCGAACAGCTCTTTTACTCGCAGGAGATTTGTCACATGGGACAGCCATCTCTCACACAGGTTGCTACCAACTGCCAGAAGCGTGCGATTGGTAGCAACGGTGGCTTTGGTTATAAAGCCCTGTTTGATCAGATGGAGATAGGACTGCTTGATTCTTCGATACTTGCCATATGGCAGTGTGCGGAAGACAAGGGAGATAAAACACAAAGGATAAGCTATTAGAAAGCGGACTTCGCTTTTTAATAAATAAAGTTACGTGACTACAACGGTAAAGAGTGGGAGGAAATTCAAATGGCAGAGGAAAAAACATTCACACAGGAAGAAGTGAACGAACTTGTGGGTCAGGCAAGGCTTGAAGGCAAGGAAGTAGGGAGAAAGGAGTTCAAGGACTACATCTCACCGGATGACCTTGCGAAGCAGACCGAAGACCTGAACACAGAACTCGGCAAATTAAACGACCAGCTGAAAGCGCTGGAAGAAGAGAAGGCTGCACTTGAGACACAGCTGTCAGAGAAAGATGGCACTATCGCAGACTACGAGAGAGCCTCGGTAAAAAACAACATTGCGAGAGAGTTCGGATTGTCATATGAGGCAGTGGAGTTCCTTCAGGGCGATGATGAAGAGGCTATACGAAAGAGCGCCGAATCACTGAAGAACCTTGTAGGTGCAAAACCTGCACCGAAGTACAATCCTGAACAGCCACCTGCTGAAGACGGTGTCACTGCAGCGTTCAAGAAATTAAACCCTAATATCAAACTTTAGAAGGAGAATAATTATGGCACAGGATACCAACAAACAGGAGAGCTACTCCAAGATCGTAGATGCGAAACTCAGAGCTAACTCAGTATTCGCAGCAATCTTCAATCAGAGACATGACGGATCAGCAGCTGCAGGCGCAGTTAAGATCCCGGTAAGAACAGACGCTACAGCAGGTGCTTATGTTACAGCTACAGGACTTGCTATCAGCAGCCCGGCTACGACATATCAGACAATGGTATGCGACAATGACTATGCAGTAAACGAGCTCATCGATGGTTTCATGGCTGCAGCAGTTCCAGACGGAATGGTAGCAGAGAGACTTGATTCTGCAGGATATTCACTTGCAAACGTAGTTGACGCTGCACTCGCAGCTGACCTTATCGCTCATGGTACTGCTTCTTCAGATACCACAGCCCTCACAAAGAGCAACGTATATGAGAAGATCGTAGGCGACATCACTACTGTCAAGAAAGCAAAAGTTGACCCGACAAAGATCTGGCTTGCTGTTACATCAGACACATACGGAAAACTCATCCAGAGTTCAGAATTCGTAAGCGCTGCTGCAAGCGTAGAAGAACTCGGA